ATAATCTTAACTGTGGGATAATTGTAACTATATGTTTCATAATAATGCCCCCCTGTTAATTTAGTTTAACAGGTTGCAAAGGGAACTTAAAACGTTCCCTTTTGCTTTTTATAGACACCAAAAATTCAGGAAAATAATACACATAAAAAATGAAACTTAGCGTATGCGAAAGCTGCGGAGAAGCCTACGATTATACAGGTTATCCTAACTGCCCTGAATGTATTAGAGATGGTGATACAACTAAAATAGATAAAGAAATACCCAAATTACTACAGAAAGCCAAAGATGCCATACAATCTACAACAACATAAACTATTTGAAGCTGCCGCCCACAATCCAAAAGTTGCAAAAAGAGTTGGCATACCACAAGAAACTGCTGCAAAAATGGCATCAGAGGGTGTAAAGAAAGATCCACACAAATTAGCTAAGGCTTTGATGACAAAATGATCGGCTCACCAGAAAACAATTTTATAACTATGCAAGGCAAATCTAAAGGCCAAGCCTTAGGTAGTGCTTTACAAAATACACAGTCACAACAACCGCCAACATGGCAACCAGCTATGATGGGAGCTAATCAATACGGTAGCCCTACTCCACAAATGGCTAACTGGCAACAACCACAATCCAATGCTGGATACGATTTACAACCTATGATTCCTAATGACATGGGCAGACCACAAGGCCCTATTGGTATGAATCAAACAGGCCAAAACAGATTTGGTGTAGGTTTAGCAAGACCAATGCCACAACAAACACAGGTAAGCTAACATGAATGAATTTATAGCTACACTATTTTTAGCTAGAGAATTAGCTCACAGATACCATTTATCTACTAAAAGCTATTCACAACATAAAGCCTTAGAGCATTTCTACGAGCATTTACTAGACTTAACAGATGATCTAGCAGAAATGACACAGGGCGCACATGGTATGTTAGATATACCAATCCTCACAGAAAAGAAACAATACAAAGAACCTTTATACTGTATCGCAGACAAACTACAATATGTAGAAAACAATCGCTATAAAGCATTTAGCAAAGACGATACAGCATTACAAAACAAAATAGACGAGATTGTAGAAACATTCTTACGCACAATATATAAACTAGAAAATTTAAAGTAATTAACTAACGAGGAATCAGGCTACCCTGATTATGAGTGAAAATGAATGAAAACAAAGACTTAACTTCTAAAGTAGATAATCCTACTAGAGAAAAGACAGGCGGCAGACAAAAAGGCACGCCTAATAAAGTAAACGCTACAGTCAAGGATAATGTCTTAGCTGTATTTAATCGTTTAGGTGGAACTGCTCAGATGGCTACATGGGCTACTGAGAATCAAACAGAGTTCTACAGGCTATATGCAAGACTTATTCCTACAGAAGTAAACCAAAAGACTGAGCATAGCGGTGAAGTTCAGTATAAATGGTTAGATGATGGAAAATGAGGTAATAGAGGAACAAGAGATTGAACCTGTAGTAGTTCATATCCCTTATGCTCCCAGACAGGCTTTTAAACCATTACACGATAGTGATAAAAGATGGATGGTAGTTGTTGCTCACCGTAGAGCAGGTAAGACTGTAGCATGCGTTAATCATCTTATACGAGATGCCATGACTACACATAGGACTGACTTTAGAGGTGCATATATTGCTCCGTTCTACCGCCAGGCAAAAAGTGTTGCATGGGATTACTTTAAATACTTCACAAGAGTTATACAAGGCACTACGATTAACGAGTCTGAAATGCGAATAGACTTTGCTAACGGTGCAAGAATACAATTATTTGGTGCAGACAATGCAGACACATTACGAGGTCTGTTTTTTGATTGCATCATAGCTGACGAGTATGGTGACTGGAAACCGTCAGTATGGAATTATGTTATACGCCCAGCATTAGCCGATAGACAAGGTAAAGCTATTATTATTGGCACGCCTAAAGGTCGCAACCAATTCTGGGAAGTGTATAACAGGGCTACTACCAGTAGCGAATGGCTGGCACTCAAGATCACAGCATCAGAAAGTAATATACTTCTGCCAAGCGAGTATCAATCTCTAAAGGATGAGATGACGGAAGACGCATGGCGTCAAGAGATGGAATGTGATTTTGACGCTGCTATACCTGGTGCTATATGGGGTAGAGAGTTATATATGGCAGAGCAAGAAGGCCGTATCACAGAAGTTAAATATGACAAAGAAGTTCCTGTACACACAGTATGGGATCTAGGTTATAGTGATGATACTGCTATTTGGTTCTACCAAGTCATTCATGGTGAAGTCCATGTAATTGACTATTACGCTTCAAGTGGTAAAGAAATAGCTCACTATGCTGCGCAAGTGCTTACCAAACCTTATAAGTTTGGATTACATCATCTACCACATGACGCTAAAGCTAAAACATTAGCATCTGGTGGTAAATCTATTGTAGAGCAATTAGCTACTCATTTTGAGTGGAAAAATATGCGCATCACTACAAATCTATCTATGATGGATGGGATACAAGCTGCAAGACTTATGTTTCCAAGAGTATGGATAGATAAGGAAAACTGTGCAGACGGATTAGAAGCTCTAAAGCAATATCAACGTGAATGGGATGAAGATAGAAAAATCTTTAAAGATAAACCTAAACACGATTGGACATCTCACGCTGCTGACGCATTTAGATACCTAGCTGTATGTTGGCAAGAAGAAGCAAAGGTTGAACATAAAGACCATAGCATCAGAGGTATTCATGTTGGTCAAACAGAAGTAACATTAAACGAATTATGGGAATCAGTCCCTAAAACACAAGGTGGAAGGATATAAAATGGCAGGAACAGCACAAAACGTAGGTGGTTATAAACAAATTTCAGCAACAAGTAACGTATCACCATTTGGTGCTAGCTTACTTGGCATTTTTGTTTCATCATCATCTTCAGGCACTATTACTATTTATGATAGTGCTACTACCACTACAACAACTAAAGTAATTGACACAGTTTCAGTATCAGCAGGCACATGGTATCCAATGCCTGTAGGTACAACTGCTGGCATCTATGTTGTTGTTGGCGGTACTCTTAGTGCTACTGTGGTATTTGCATAAGCATGACTAAAGTAGAACTTTACCTAAACGTTGTCACGCAGTATGACAAAGAGTTCTCCAAATGGATGAGCCGAACTGACAAGATATTGCGTAGATACAGGGATGAACGTCAAGTTAATTCCATGCAATCACGTTACAACATGCTATGGGCTAATGTAAACACGCTAAAAGCAGCTACATTCTCACGCATGCCTAAAGCAGATGTGTCACGCAGATTTAAAGACAATGATCCAGTAGGTAGAGTAGCATCCATGATCTTAGAAAGAGCAATGGATTTTGAGATTACTCATTATGGTGATCTTAAACATTGCTTAGAAGCATCTGTATATGACAGATTCTTAGGTGGTCGTGGATCAGCATGGGTTCGTTATGAGCCTAAAATTGAGTCTATGGACTATGAAACATCTGAGCAAGATGAAGATTCAGATGAAGCCGCAGAGTATTTAGATACAGAAGCAGCTCCAGTAGATTATGTCCATTGGAAAGACTTTGGCCATGAGCCAGCAAGAACATGGGATGAAGTAAACAAAGTATGGCGTAAAGTCTATATGACACGCAAAATGCTTGTTGAACGCTTTGGTGAAGAACTAGGTAACAAAGTACCATTAGATTCATCACCTGATGACCAAAAATATAAAGATTCAGATGGCATTGGTAAGAAAGGTCTTATCATTGAGTTATGGGATCGTGAAACTAAAAAAGTATTATGGATTTCTAAATCATTAAATGAAATCCTAGACGAAAGAGATGATCCATTAGAGCTTGAGGAATTTTTCCCATGCCCTAAACCACTCTATTCAACAATTACTAATGAATCATTAGTACCAGTTCCAGACTTTACACTTTATCAAGACCAAGCTAATGCTTTAGATGTACTTTCTACACGCATTAATGGCCTTATAGACGCATTAAAAGTGCGTGGTGTATATGACGCATCAGAACCAACATTACAAAGGCTATTTACAGAAGGTGAAAACAACACTCTTATCCCTGTTAAAAACTGGCCTGCGTTCTCTGAAAAAGCTGGACTTAAAGGTGCTATTGACATTGTTGATATTACACCTATCGCAACTGCTCTTAGCAATGCTTATGAGGCTATGGCACAGCTTAAGCAAGAAATCTACGATATTACTGGTATATCTGATATTATTCGTGGTCAATCTAATGTTATAGAGACTGCAACATCAGCTCAAATTAAGAGTCAATTTGCATCATTACGATTAAAAGAATATCAAGATGGCGTAGCTTTCTATGCTTCTAACATTCTCAAGATTAAAGCACAAATTATTTGCCAACAATTCCAACCAGAAACACTTGTAAAGATTGGTGGTGTAGAACAATTAAGCCCACAAGATCAGCAATTAGTTCCTGCTGCTATCCAAATGCTTAAAGACAATCCTATGCGTACATTCCGTATAGAAGTAGCTACAGATTCTATGTTGTATCAAGACGAGCAACAAGAAAAAGAAGATCGTGTAGCGTTCTTAGGTGCAGTCGGTGCATATTTAGAGAAAGCTGTACAAGCTGCTCAAGCTATGCCACCAGAAGCCACACCTTTACTCATGGACATGTTAAAATTTGGTGTTCAAGGTTATAGAGTAGGCCGAGTGCTAGAAGGTGAATTTGATAACGTGGTAGATGCAATTAAAGAACAAGCTAAGATGCCTAAACAGCCACAACCTGATCCAGAAATTATGAAGATTCAGATGGAAGCTCAAGCTAGACAAGCTGAGTTACAAGCTGAACTACAAGCTCGTGACCATGAAATTCAATTAGAAGCTCAAAAACAAGAATCTCAAGCTAGAAATGACATGTTAGAACGTCAGCACAAAGCAGAGCTAGATCAAGCATTGGCTAAACAACAATTAGAGTTTGAAACATGGAAAACTCAACTTGAGAATGAAACTAAAATTCTTATTGCTGAGATGGATACCAAAACTAAACTTAAAACACAATATATGGCAAGCAATCCGCAAGATCCGCTTACACATATTGATGAAAACGGTAATCCAAAACTTCCAGATGACATTACTAACCTATTGCATGATGTAAACTCAAGCATGGAAACATTAGTACAAGCTAATATGATGACTCAACAAGCTAATGCAGAATTAGTTGCTAAACAACAAGCTGCACATGATATGTTAGTTAATCATCTAACTAAACCTAAACAAGTTGTAAGAGATCAAAACGGTAAAATTATAGGCGTTCAATAATGGCTATTACAATTAAGCATGCCAAGACGGACACCATAGCCGATTGGACACAAGCAGACTTAGATGCTCAAATTGCGTTAGGTAATTATCCACCTGGCACACTACTAGCTGACATTGTATTACCGTCTGACTGGAATGATGACCATACCGTAACAGGTCTTGGCACAATGGCTACGCAAAATGCTAATGCAGTAGCTATTACTGGTGGCACAATGAGTGGTGTAACCATCACAGGTTATATTCCTACTACGCAAAAAGGTGCAGCCAATGGTGTTGCAACATTAGATTCAAGCGGTCAAATCCCATTAAGCCAAATACCACCATTAGGTGATCTTAATTATCAAGGCACATGGGATGCTTCTAGCAATACGCCAACACTTACATCATCTGTAGGCACAAAAGGCTATTATTATGTAGTTAGCGTAGCTGGTTCTACAAACTTAAATGGTATTACCGATTGGCAAATAGGTGATTGGGCTGTTTATAACGGTTCAGCATGGCAAAAGATTGACAATACAGATTTAGTTGTATCTGTAAATGGTAAAACAGGCGCAGTCGTTCTTACTTATGGTGACATCACAAGTGGTGTCGTTCCAGTAGCAAATGGTGGTACAGGCGTTACAACATCAAGCGGTGCTAATTCTGTAGTATTAAGAGATGCTAATGGCAACATTACTACAAACTGTTTGTTTGAAGGATTTACAAATCAAGCTAATGGTAGCTTAATTACTTTAACTGCATCATCAGTTCAAAATTGGTTAATTACTGGCTCTGGTGGACAAACAATCAAATTACCAGATGCAACCACATTACCAAGCGGTGCATTATTCACATTTAATAATAATCAGTCATCAGGCACAATCGTAGTTCAGAATCATTCTGGAACTACAGTAGATACATTACAATCAGGTGCATTTAGCACAGTTGTTTTATTAAATAATTCTATTGCTGCTGGATCATGGGATAAACATAATCAATCTCCATCTAATGTATCATGGTCTACAAACACATTAGACTATCCAGGCTCAATTACATCAGCTACATGGAATGGTAATGTTGTAGCTTATAATCGTGGTGGTACAGGTCAATCTTCTGCATTTGTAGCAGGTGGTGTAGTTTATGGTTCATCTACATCAGCTTTAGCAGTTACACCTATTGGAACATCTGGACAAGTATTAACATCTAATGGTGCAGGTGCGCCAACATGGACAACACCTACTACAGGAACAGTTACATCTGTTACAGGTACAGCACCTATTGCATCATCAGGCGGCGCAACACCAGCTATTAGTATTAGCCAAGCAACCACAAGCACAAATGGTTATTTATCATCTACTGACTGGAATACATTTAACAATAAACAACCAGCAGGCACTTATGTAACATCTGTAAGTGCAACTAGCCCTGTTACAAGCACAGGTGGCACAACACCAACGATTGCTATGCCAGCAGCTACTACAAGCGTATCTGGTTATCTTACAAGCACAGATTGGAATACTTTTAATAGCAAACAACCTGCTGGAAGTTATTTAACATCTGTAACTGCTGATTCACCATTAACAGGATCAGGAACATCTGGAAGTCATTTAAGTATCCCAGCAGCTACAAGCTCTGTAAATGGATATTTAACATCTACGGATTGGACAACTTTTAATGGTAAAATGACTAATCCAATGACAACATTGGGTGATGTTATTTATGGTGCTGCTAGTGGTACTTCCACAAGATTAGCTGGAAATACAACAACTGCTAAACAATTTTTAAGCCAAACTGGTACGGGTAGCGCAAGTGCTGCTCCAGCTTGGTCTGCTTTGCCAACTGTATTACCTGTATTAAATCGTGCAGGTGCAACTGTAAGTGTTTCTGTGGGTAATGGTGTACTTCCTGTATTAAATAGAGCAGGTTCTACAGTAAACGTAGCTATTAATTAAGGGATAACATGACAACTAGATATGCTTTAGTTCTAAACGGAACTACAATACAAGAACTGCAATCAGCAGACAGTCTTATTGGATTGACTTCAAGCACAGCCATACAAAAAGGTGATGGATCAACAGGTTTAACTGGTGCTACTGCAGGTACAGATTATGTAGCTCCAGGAACTGCTACAACATTTACAGCCACACAAACATTTAATGGATCTACAAGCACATTAGCTGCTGTATTTGCAAACGCTGCAGAAACTACAACCGTATCAGCAACTGCTGCAACAGGTACGATTAACTATGATGTAACCACACAATCAGTACTTTATTATACAACTAATGCATCTGCTAATTTTACTATGAACTTTAGAGGTTCAAGTGGCACATCATTAAATACTGCTATGTCTACAGGTCAAACAGTAACAGTTGTATTTTTAAATACTAATGGCTCTACAGCTTATTACAATAACGCAGTAACAATAGATGGAAACTCTGTAACACCTAAATATCAAGGTGGTACTGCTTGGTCTAGTGGTAATGCAAGCTCTATAGATGCTTATTCATATACTATTGTTAAAACAGGATCTGCTACTTTCACAGTATTAGCTGCATTAACACAATTTAAGTAAGTAGGCTTATATGGCATTTGGTGCTTTTCAGATAAGTGGCTTTCAGCGCAATGCCTTCCAAATAGCAACAGTTTCAGGTCCAGCTCCAGTAGTAAATGTTACTAAAGGTGGATACAAAAAAGAACGTACACATAATAGATCATTTAAACAGACTGTAAAAGAGTCATTAGAAGAATTATTAGGTGAACCAAAAGTAGTAGAGCAAGTTAAGGAAATTGTTTCAGAGTATTCCAACTCTAACAAACCTACATTAAGCTCTATAGACTTAAAACTATTATCTCAAAATGTAGCTGCAGCACAACGCATTATTATGCTTGCAGAACAATTGCATTTAGAACGATTAGAGTTAAAACGTGAAATGGAAGATGAGGAAGCAATACTGCTTTTAATGTAATGGCTAGATATATACAAGATCCAAAAACACACAAACTTATACTTGCTGATGAATATTATACAGAACAGGTAGATTCACACTACATTATGACTGACTATCAACCTTATAAGTCTATGGTGACAGGTGAGATGATAGAAGGTCGTAAAGCACATAGAGAACATTTAAAGCGTCACAATTTAGTAGTGGCGGAACAGAGTTCAGCAAGACCACAGAAGCCTGACGGTGGTCGGTTGAAAGAGCAATTGGCACGTCAGGTATATGAAAAACTAAGATATAAATAAGGAGAAACATTATGGCATTAGTAAGTACACTCTTAGGTAGTGGTAACGCTGGTCAATCAGCTCAAGCTATCGTGGGTTTCGTATCATTAGCACAAACAGCTTCTGGTGCATCACAAGGCGCACAATCATTACCAACAGCAATCGTTGAATATACATCATCAACACTTAATTATGGCCCAACATTGCCAGCAACTGCTGCACCTGGTGACCAATACACAGTATTTAACAACACAGCTAATACTATTAAAGTATGGCCTGCAAGTGGTTACAAGTTAAACGGTGGTACAGCAGACGCTGCATTGTCTTTAACAACATTAAAAACAGCAACATTTACTTCATTAGGAAATGGTAACTGGGTTTATAACTTAACAGCTTAATAACAATTAGGAGTAACAAATGGATAACCAGACTACTCTGGAATCACCATCTTTGCGTGACCAATTAGAAAGTGCAGTAGAATCAGTTGTAGAAACATCAGAAGTTGTAGAAACAGAAGTAAAAGCAGACAAGCCAAGAGATGAATCTGGCAAGTTTAAAAAAGTAGAAGAAGTAACAGAAGAAGCACCTGTAGAGGAAGTCCAAGAAGAAGTCGTAGCAGAAGCTAAACCTGCTAAACCAAGACCATCTTCATGGAAAAAAGACTATGAAGAATCATGGGGTAAATTAGATCCTACATTACAGGATTATATTACTCAACGTGAAGCAGACTTTGCTAAAGGTGTTTCTACTTACAAAAATCAATGGGAACAAGCACAACCTATCCTTAATACAATGGAGAAGTTTGCTCCTATTCTGCAACAAAATGGTGTTGATCCAGCACAATGGATAAACAGCTTAGGAACTGCACATCAAACTTTGGTGTACGGAACTCCAGATCAGAAATTACAAATGTTTGCGCAATTAGCAAACGATTATGGAATAGATTTAAATGGATTAACAGGTGGACAAGCAGTTAGCCCACAGTTTTCCATGATTGCTCAGGAATTAAGCCAAATTAAGAATCAATGGCAACAATTTCAATCACAACAAGAGCAACAAGAACAAGCTCAATTAAAGAGTGAAATAGATTCGTTTAGTAAGGATAAACCTTACTTTGATGATGTCAGAGAAACTATGGCTGGATTACTCCAGAACAATATGGCTTCTGACTTGAATACTGCTTATGACAAAGCAATCCGTTTACATGATGACATTTGGCAAAAGATACAATCCGAACAGGTAAAATCTAGCCAAACAGAGCAGAAAAGTAAAATTGCCGCAGTCAAAGCTAAGGCTATATCTCCTAAGTCAAGCTCGCCTACAGCGAATGTGAGTTTAGGTGGTAAAGGCAATAATCTTCGTGACCAATTAGCGTCTATTGTAGATACTTTTTCTAGCGAAAATATTTAATTAAACTAACAAAAGGAGTCAATTATGGCATTTGCCAATTCTTCAGTTAGTGACATTATCGCTACCACCATTCAATCACGTTCTGGTGAACTAGCTGACAACGTAACTAACAACAATCCGCTTCTATTAAAATTGAAGTCAAAAGGTAACGTACGCCCATTCTCAGGCGGTAACGTAATTTTAGAAGAAATCATGTACAATGATACTTCAACAAACAACACAAACAGCTACTCTGGCTTTGAAACATTAAACATTTCACCAAATAGCCCAATTTCTGCAGCGCAATTCAGCATTGCTCAATACGCTTCAGCAGTTACTATTTCTGGTCTTGAAATGTTACAAAACTCTGGCAAAGAACAAATCATTGATTTGCTAGAAGGTCGTATCAAAGTAGCAGAAGCACAATTAGCTAACCGTATCAACCTTGACCTTTATGGTGATGGTACTGGTAACGGTGGTAAGAACCTAACTGGTTTAGCTGCAGCAGTTGCAGATAGCCCATCAAGCGGTACTTACGGTGGTATTTCACGTTCTACATGGTCATTCTGGAGAAACTCAGCGTTCTCTGGCGTAACTAACGGTGGTGCAGCAGTTTCAGCAGCTAACATTCAATCTTACATGACTCAATTAGCTATCAAGCTAGTTCGTGGTACTGATAAGGCTGATTTAATCGTAGCTGACAACAACTACTACAACTTATATGTAAATAGCTTACAAGCTATCCAACGTGTAACAGATCCAGAAATGGCTGGTTCAGGTTTCGCTTCACTCAAATTCTACGGTGGCGGTACATCTGCTGACGTAGTACTTGGTGGCGGTATTGGTAATCAAGAACCTGCAAACCACATGTATTTCTTAAACACAGACTACATTTTCTTCCGCCCACACAAAGACAGAAACTTTGTGCCAATCGGTGGTGAACGTCAATCTGTAAACCAAGACGCTATTGTTAAATTGATCGGCTGGGCTGGTAATCTTACCACTTCAGGCGCACAATTCCAAGGCGTTTTAACAGCTTAACTAAGGAGAAAATACTATGGCATATTCAGTAACCCCAATCTCTGGCGTTAATCTTACATCAGCAGCACAAACACAATTAGCATCTGACGGTACTACACTAATCCCTAACATGGGTCCATTAGGTAATGAAGTATTTGGTTCAGATGGTTTACGTTATGTTTTTGCAAAAGCTGGTAATACATTTACTGCTAGTGAAACATCATGCTCTATCAACACAACTACATTTGTAGCAACATCTACAGGCGGTGCATACATTGCTCCAGCTACTGCTCTTGCTTCAGGTGAATACGGTTGGTTCGGTAAGGCATCTGTGTAATACAAAGACACTCCCCTAGCAATAGGGGGGTTTCTCAAGTCTATTCATGGTGAGTGGGCTTGACAAACCAAACTACTTTGGAGAATTAAATGTCAGAAACAGGCGCATTAGCAGTAAGATTTTATAGTAAAGAAGTACAAAACGATTTCCTAACCAATAAAGAAGGCAGACCAATTAGCTTTATG